CTATAATAGATAAGGGTGGTATATCTGCTAAAGATATTGTAGTTAAATCAAGACAACTACATGGAGAGAAAGAACTTGGCGTTATTATTGTGGACTATTTACAGATAATGTCTTATGATAAATCAAAGGAAGTAAGTGAATTAGGAAACATAACTAGAGAATTGAAATATCTTGCTAAAGAATTAGACATACCTGTTATTTTATTATCTCAATTGAGTCGTGGAGTAGAATATCGTGGAGATAAACGCCCTCTTATGAGTGATTTACGCTCTTCGGGTGAGATAGAACAGGATGCTGATGTGATTATTATGTGTTACAGAGATGAATACTATACTAAAGAAGAGTCTACAGAGAAAGGATTGGCAGAAATAATCATAACCAAGAATAGAATGGGGCAAAGTGGTACTGTTCAATGTAAATTTGAGGGAGATTTCTCAAGATTTTCAACCATGGAAAGGGATATATATGGCAGATAGAATAAAACATATAACCCAAGAGAGGTTAAAAGAATTATTTGAACTTACAGATAAAGGATTGGTATGGAAAACTTCTAGAATAGGGGCTTCCACTATCGGCAAAGGTTCTTATATTCATAAATCAACTGGATATAAATTACTTAAAGTTGATTATCGGCAATACAGAGAACATAGATTAGTATGGTTGTATGTTCATGGAACTCTTCCTAAAATGTTAGACCATATAGATGGAGATAAGACAAATAATGATATTAATAATCTTCGTAAGTCTACACAATCTCAGAATATGCACAATATGACACTATCCTCTCATAATACATCGGGTGTAAAAGGTGTTTCATGGAATAAACGAGCACAAAAATGGAGAGCAAGGATAAAACTCAAAGGAAAAGAAATTCACATAGGTAATTTTGTAACTCTTGAACAAGCAGAGGTTTCTATTCATAAAGCAAGAAAGAAACTACATAAGCAATTCGCAAATCATGGAGTATTAAATGTCTAAGATAACAGAATCAGCAAGGGGTATGCCTTGCCAAGTACAATTAAGTGGCTGTATGCCCGATACTGAAACAGTAGTTTATGCTCATTTGAATGGTGGGGGTATGGGAACTAAGCAATCAGACTTGTTTGGAATGTATGCTTGTCTTAATTGCCATGATATTTTAGATGGAAGAAAACAATTAAGCCCACCATTAGAGAGTGAATGGTTAGAACTAGAGGTATTAAGAGCAGTAATAAATACTCAAAAAATACTTCTCCGTAAGAGATTAATTCAGTTAAAATAGGGGTTCTTTTTTTAAAGGAGAGAAATATATGTTAGATAAAATAATGGGCATCGCAGATGCTAGTATAAATGTAGGTATTAAACTGATTAGTTTGGCAATTGTTTTACAGATTGTCTTTGGTCATAGCGTACCTTTCTTGGGTGGTAATGTAATCGGAACAATCATCGACATCATATCACAATTAGGTGCTGCTGGTTTAGTTGGACTTATAGCATCAGTAGTTATCTACCGATTGCTTGATGACGACATTAGAAAGGAGTTATCAGAATGAAAGACATTATCGACCAAGTGTTAAAGAATAAATCGCTTACGATATTCCTAGCGATTGTTGTAGTGGCTATGCTATTCGGATGGATTGGTGGCTGAACCACAAGATAACATCAACCCCTCTCACTATCAGAAAGGAGATATAGAGGTCATAGATTTTATTATTGACCAAGATATGGATTACTTTACAGCATCGGCTGTTAAGTATTTATGTAGATGGAGAGATAAACATAGAGGTGAGGGGCAAGTTGATGATTTAAGAAAGGCTAGATGGTTTATTGAAAAATTAATTGATACACTTATGGATAAGAATATAAAATGAGTCATAAGAAAGCACATCCTATTGTTAATAAACTCAAACACGCTGTTCGTCAGAATAGGTTATGGGTATCTAAAATTTATTTAGATAAAAAAAAAGAACAAAAGAAAGTAGGAGTAGTGTACAATGATAAGTAGAGTTATTCAAAAAGATAAACCTAAAGAAGCAATATTCAAAACTTTAGTACAAGATTACTTCCTAGAAAACCCAACAACACAAGAAGCAGTAGTTACCATTGGAAAGTCGAGGCGTTCAGATGCTCAAAATAGGCTTTACTTTGCATGGGTGGACATACTAGCGAAGGAAATAGGCTATTCTAAACAAGAGATGCACTTTGTTTTGGCTGATAAATTCTTAACTAAGATAGAATTTAAAACCAAAAGTGGTAAAGATATCTCTCAAATACCATCAACAAGGGAGTTAAATGTAGACGAGTTTATAGATTACATCTGTGAGATTGAGATGTTGTCGGGTGAGCATGGTATAAAACTCCCAAGAACTGATGATTATAGAATAGCAATGAAATATGAGAATAAATCAACATGATGCGTTAGACGAGATATCAAATAATATTAAAGATGCACTAGAGTTGGCAAGGGAAGAAGATACACCAAGAGATATGGAAATAAGATTTTTACTATGCTTTGTTTTAGATAAGATAGAACAACTTAGATATGATATGGACTGAAAAATTTAATATTAATCCTGTTCCAGCATCAAGACCTCGGGTAGCAAGATGGTCTACATACTACCCAAAGAAGTACACCAAGTTTAAAAAAGATATGAAAGCACTTACAAGTGAGTTGAATCAGACTCCCTCAGATAAGTTAGTCTGTGTCGGTTTAAACTTTATGATTGAGATTCCTAAGTCTTGGTCAAAGAAGAAGAGAAACAATTATGATAACACCTACTGTAGTAACAATGCTGACATTGATAACTACATAAAAGCAATCCTAGATTCTTTGAATGGTGTTTTTTTTATAGATGACAAACAAGTTGTGGAAGTTTTTGCTAGAAAGATGTACAGTAAAGAACCCCATATATTGTTCAAACAAATGGAGATAATAGAAAATGACGAGGGTAGAACTATGTGAAGCGTTGGCAACAGAGTATGCAAAAAAAGCATCAGTATTAAATTTAAAGTTTGATGATGCTTATAATAGATATTTAAAGAGATGTGAGATACGAAGTTATGATAATCTATTACAACAATTTACAGTAGGTGGTCTTGGTTCTACCATTAAAAAGATAGCAACTAGAAGTGTGGAGCATGTTATAATTAAATCTGATGACGATTGTGAGGATGGCGTATGCAAACTGTAGTATTAATAATAGTATTACAAGTTATGGTAACTCTGCTAACAGGATGTAGTGAATTTGAAACTAAGATGGCAGAGATAAATAGAATTGAAAATATTAAATAGAATCTATTTACTGATGTATAATACCCTTTTCAATTAAGTAATAGTATAATGAATGAAGCGACAGAACAAATTAATCTAAAGATTAATAAAAGAGATTTGAAATTTATAGATGCGAAGGCTGAGAGATATGGAATAAGTCGCTCATCTTTGCTAAAGATATTTGCTTTGAACGGAGAATTATCCGTAGCAAATTTAGACAGAGAGAAATTAAGGTTACCAGTTACATAGTTTTTTGGGGGAACTTCCGTCAATGAGTACATCGTTGGTACTATCATACCCCCTTAGATATGATAAGTGATAGTACGAGTTAATAACTATCGTTGATATAGGTATGTACAATCAACACAGGCGAGGGCATGTTTATCCCTTTTTTGGCAAGTTTACCTGTACTTGTGCCGAGAGAACAGGTATTTTAAGGGGATTCAGAGGGGATTACAGGCGTTATTATTGTTAAGTAATGGTAACCCTAAGGGTATTTATACTTCTCTTCCCATTCATCAGCACTTAACATTCTTCTATCCATGTGAGGAACACTTGGTCTTTCATATATATTAGAAAATGTTTCAGCCTTACGCCTAGTAGGGTTAGCAATGTGTGGATTCTTATTCATCTTTTCTTCATTGATAGTTTGTAGTTTACTTCTATCTCTCCAACCCAAATCACGACCCTTGTCTTTATCGTTGTATATGTTGTCATATACAAACTTTGCTTGACTATCCTTACTATCAGTAAGGTTTAATTTCTTTACCCATTTCTGGTAATCTGTTAAATGACTACCAGTAAATTGGAATAAACCATATCCCTTACCTTTCTTTTCTTTCTGAGTATGGCTGTATGTACCACCAGTTTCAATATCAATATTTGCCATAAGAGCAGGTATAAGATGGTCTTGAAAACCAGCCCTCTTTAAAGCATCTATAGTTTCTTGCTCGTCAGTAGTAAGTAAACCCATACTAGCCAAATAGCTTTTTGATATCAGCACTAATAGAAGGGCGAGATAAATCTTCAAACTCTTCTGGCTCAACTTCTTCATACTCTTGTGTTTCTGGATTCCATATCAAAGTTGGTTCTTTTACCCATGCTGGTTTCTTACCATACAAGTCCATAGCCTCATCAAAGCCCTCTTGGGTTTTCCAGTAAGGGTCTTTCTCATTAACGCTCCACATATTTGAGCCTTCTTCCATTGACCAACCTGCTTTTTCACCTCTAGCATTTGACTCTTCTGGTTTGTTTCTACCCTCTTCGGCATCAACACCACCATGACGCATTTTATCAGACTCTGCATCTGTTCTTTCGTCTTTGTCAATGTCATCAATTTCTTCTGGGGGTTGTACTCCATGAATTGGGTCTGTTACAATCGCATCTACAATAGAACCATCTTCATCTTCTTCCTTATTCTGACCAGTTAAATCCATACCACTACCTTTCTCTTTCTCTGCCATCTTTGGCTCAGTATCTTCAGCAGCAGCTTTGAAATTCATACCTTTACCTTTACCATCATCAGTATCATCTATAGGAAAAGTTTTTTTCTGTACAATTGGTATTCCTGTATCAATAAAATCATCAACAGACATATCATTAGCTATAAGTTGTAACTCATCTGTAAGAGTACCATCCCAATCATCAGCCATAATAGCATCATATAACTTCTGTTCATCAGCAGTCATCTCTCTATAAGTCTGTGCTTCTATGAAATCACCTTGGTCATTTCTGTTACCATCTAATCCTAATCCTGTTGATTTAGTATCTACCAGAAGTTCATTATTTTTCTTATCAGCTTCATAAGCAGCAATTGCAGCATCCGTATTCCTGTTCATAAGCGTACCATCTAACTGGGAATCTTCAGCTACTTCAGCCTGTACATCAGCTTCTAGTTGTTTTATCTCAGCTTTAGCAGATTCTATCTGAGCCTTTAACTCTGCTATTCTTACATCTCTTGGATGTGCCATATCTTTCTCCTATTAATATTTATTCTCTAGTGCCATATATCGGATAACCGATACTACCAAACATGGACTTTTTAATTGCATGACCCATATCTCTATCATTTCTATAAGCCTGTGTTATAGGTGAGAAAGATATAGGTGTAACTTTTCCAAACATCCAGCCCATCATATCTTTTGGACTACCTCTTTCTAATTTCGGCCCCGTTACCGAGCCACCAGCCAAGAAAGTTCTATCATCAGTTCCATGTTTAACTGACACATATTCTTTTCCTAAAAATAATTCTAATGCAATCTTAGGTGTAGTAGATGATTTGTTTAAGCCTGTTTGCATAGGGTTTGTAAGCCAATGCATCGGTTCTGCAATCTGTTTAGATACAACCATCTCTTCACCATTGCCCAAATCCAATCTACCTGTCAACCAAAATTCTTTTAAATCTAAGTCTTTATCTTTATCTGACATGAAGCTATGTAACATCCAAGCTAAAAACGATGTAGAAACAAATGCTCTAGCCATATATCCCATGTATAAATTCCACTCACCCATCTCTTTGGGGGTTAATTTTTTACCTTTAGCTATCTTTCCTACTAAATCTTTAGTCATACCAAGACCTCTGAAACCAATCCTGAGATTTGATATTGTCCAGTCAGGTGAGAACAATACAAGGTTACTTAACTTTGCTTTTGATGGTGTAGTCCATAAAGCAAACAGATTATATAAATTTCCCTTTGGATTATTAGCATTTTCTATTGCTTTCTTCTGCCATGCTAATGCTAACTTAGAGTGTCTTTGTCCACCATAAGCATCATTAGTAAATTCAGCAGCAGATGCTCTTGCCTCTGCCTCTGATAAAGGCTTCCAATCTCCTAGTCTAGCTATACCTCTTGGTTTTTGACTCATTAATCTTTCTTTCATAGTTAAATAAGTAAAAACTTTTAATCTATCATGGGCTATATCCCAAGTAACCTTATCTATAAATGCTTGACCCTTTGCTAAAGGTGGTGCATATTTTTCTAATAAAGCCTTAACAGTATTATAACCAGCGTCTACAAATTCACTAGCCTTAACACCAACTTCAACACCCTCTTGTGCAATTTCTCTTAGAACTTCACCATGTACAAAATCACCCTTGGTTTCTCTTCCACTTAAATTATCTATAACAACCTTTTCACCATTCTTACCAGAATGATAATCCCATTGTCCATCCATCATCTGTCTAACTTTAGCCATTCTTGCTTTACCAGCCTTGGTAAAATAAGCAGTACCAACACCAGAGTAGATTCCAGATAATACTAATGCTTGAGCATGAAAGAAAGAAAATGAAATTGCAAGTCTTTTTAAAGCATTATTAACTACAAGTATCTTATTTAATATTCCCTCACTACCAATCTCTGGAGCATAAAAATCATCTATTGCATTTTTAACTAATGGATGTACAACTTTATTTTTTAATGCTGGATGATTACTTACTTTATATCCTAGTTTTGTTCTTGCATAATCTGATGCTAATTCAGACATATCCATAATAACACTAAAGGCATTTTCACCATCCATAACTGCTGTATTCTCAAGAGTCTTAACAATATTTTTACCAGCAATCGCTTTGGACATTGACCTCGCATAAGCATCTAGTATTTTAAAAACATCAGTTTCAATCTCTGGAAATTCTTTTGCTAATTCTTTAATATTCCCTGCAAGTTTTCTAACATCACTATAGGCAGACACATCATCTAAATTTGAGCCTCTTCTATTTAGTGCTGCTTTAAAATCTTTAAATCTATTTGGATTAATCTGTACATTTTTAAAGATATGTGTAACATAATCTGCTACAAATTGTCCATCTTTAAGAACACCAACTTCTTTTGCAGCCTTCTCAAATCTAATCATTAAATCTCTATAAGCATCAACAGCTTTAATTTGTTCCTTATTAAGATTTTTCATTCTTCCTTCTTTCCCAAACGCACTTGCAGATGGTGGTTTAGAATAATCTTCTACATAAGATAGGAAATCTAACTCACTAAGACTAGCATCTTTTCCTTTTAATATCCTATGTAAAACATTTAAAGTTTTACCAGCTTGTATCTCTAAGGTTTTTTGAATCCCTATACTAGCATCAGCAACACCATAAACTCTAGCTTTTATTTTAGCTTGACTAAGGTTAATACCCTTAACAGTTCCTCTGAATAACAAACCACCAACCAATCCCATTAAACCACCAAGGGTTTTATCTTCATCAGCAATAAAGTAACCTAAACCTGCACCAATAGCACCTGCTTTTATGTATTGTTTGACTGTAGGCTTTGGTAAGTTTCCAAATTTATGTTTAAATATATAATCAAAAGTGCTTGAATCTCTTACAACTTCTGCATTTTCAATATTTTCCTTACCCCATTGTTCTTCCCTAGAAGTTCCCCAGTCTTTATCTTTAGTAGATTTTATTTTTTCTTTCTTTACTCTACCTAAAGAAAATGCTGCCTCTTCTTCTTTAGCTATCTCTCTAGCAGCTAAACCAAGAGCCTCATCTTTTGTATATTTATGTGTTCCATCTTTATTTTTACTTCCTTTATATATAGCATCCTGTCTATTTTTAATACTTTTATCTACATACGCTTCTATTTGTTCTGGAGTCATAGGGGCTTCACCCTCTTCCAAGCCCTTTCCATTTTTTTTACCAAATAATTCAGAACGAATTTCAAGAACTCTTGCTCTCCAGCGTGAGGCTCTTGTAAGATTATCTAATCCTGTAGGAATTACCAACTCTGGTGGCATATCTTTAGGCGACCTAAATTGTGGATTAGCGTCAGCATCAATTACTGGTTCTTCTGTTGGTTTACCTGTAGGCTTTGCTTTTGGTTTGGCATTTGCCGAACCAGTTTCTGCTCGTTCTCTTTTAATTCTATCTAACTCAAGTTTCCAATCTTTTCTTCTACCTTTAGGAGAAACATAAGTTAAAACACTTTCACCATTTTTTTGTTTTTCCCACTTCAATTGTCCAAAAGTTTTTTGTAAGATAGTTATATTTTTTAAGGCTTGTGAAGATTCAGCCTTATCTCTTAGCCAACTTTTACCTGTGCTTTTAGATATAGCACCAAAACCAGTACCAAGTAATGCACCAAAAGCTATACCTCTTTCTACATTCTCTGCTTTTATATGCCCATTGAATGTTAAATCATGTAAGGCTTCATAAGTTCCACCATACATAGCACCTTCTAATCCCCTACCTACTGCTGCTTTTGTTCTTTGAGCACCAACCATATTAACAAAACTTTTCATGTAAGTAGGTTGTACTGCCAATACACCTTCAATAGTACCTGCATTTTTTGTTGCTAATGCTCTATTAGCTGCTGTTGCAAACTTACTCATAGTTGCACCAGTAGCCCCTGGAACTCTTAATGCTGATAGCAACAATAACTCTGGGTCTTTAAGCACCATACCCGCAACACTTCCTAAAGTATAAGTTGGTTCATTAACTGCCATCTTAGCAAACTCCCAAAGACTAGATAATGTACCTAAATCTTCAGCACTATACCCATATCTTTGTTGAACATCTGAAATATCGCCCTCTTTATTATCATAAGCATCATACATATCAGCTTGAAATGCCTTCATAATGGCGTTATTAGCCTCTCTATCTGCTTGTTCTAATTCATCTAATGGTCTTAATTTCTCCATATCTTGATGATATTTTTCTAAAGCAATGGAATCATAATAACCTATTTGATTTCCCCATTGTTCTACTTGCTCACCAAACCACCTAGTTTTTTCTTCATCTGCTGTACCTGCTAGTTTTTGACCCCATCTAAATATCATTGATTTAGTATCACCAAACCCACCAAAGAATCCACCCAACTCTTCATACTTGGGTGCTATATCTCTATAGTATTGAATTGTAGTATCTCTTTCTTGAGCAGACTTGTTAGAGTCTATAGCTACAATGCCAACGCCCTCTATAAATTGGTACGACATATTATGCTATTCCTTGCCCTGTTGGTATAATCCAACCACTAACATTGTCATCTGTAACTTCATAAGTATTCATAACAAGACCACCTTCTCTTTCTATCATGCCATTTATTCTAGCTTCATATTCTTCTTCGGTTTCTCTAGGAAATATTGGATTAACCGATTTTAAATATGTTCTTCTAGCTTCAATAGTCTTACTATCAGCATCATGTAAACTATTTTCGCCTCGTCTAGCTTGTTCTTTCTCTAATAATCTAAGATTTTCTTTTTGTATCTCAGATAATTTTTTAGTCTTTTTTAAATCTATTATAGATTGTGCTAAAACTCCATCATCCATTAGTTCCATATCATTTGGTCTTAATTCAGTACGAAATTCTGGATTAACAACCATAGTTGATTTTCCATCTTTAGTATCAAATTTAACTACAGATTGTAAAAAGTTTACAATATCTGTATTACCAAACTGTGTTAAATCTTCAAAGAAATCTTGTGTAAATGTTGCATCATTACCCATAAGTTTTCTAATACCAGATTTACTTACATTGTCCATTCTTAAACGATTTGCATAATTATCAATTTGACCTTGTAATTCTGATTTGGCATCTTTTAACATTCTATTTATATCTACTGGTGTAGCTTCTTCCCATTCAGAATCAGTATAGCCATACAATTGTTTAGCATAAACTTCAACTACTGGTCTTGTTAATAGATTATTACCAAGTGTTTTACCAACATTCAAATAATCTTTATCTGTACTTGCATCTTTTTCAACTTCAGTTTTATATAATTGATTAGCAACTTCTGTAATTTGGAAAGAATAATCTGTTAAACCTGCTTCTGCAAATTGTTTAGCAACAGTTCTAAGTTCTTCAGAGGTTCTAGGGTCTGGATTATTAGCCATAATATTATCAATAATGTCTTGTTTTTGCATTTCTACTTGTTGTCCACCTAACATACCACCAATAGATTGACCTTGCATATCACCCTGTAGGGCTGTACTAGCTGTCATAGGGGCATAAGCAGTTCGGTCTAATTGACCCCAACCCATTGCTCGTTCATTCATAGCATTGTTAAGAGAGTTCTCTACATCCCATCTATTACTAAGAATCTCTGTATCTAATAAACCCATCTTATCTCCTTATCTGTTAAATAGACTGCTAAAAGTATCACCAAATAGTCCACCACTTCCACCTTGTCCACTCATTCCCATCATATCCCAAAGACCTTTTTTTCTAGTAGCATCCGTAGTCGCTAATTGATTAGCAATATTTATAGACGCAGCACCTACTCCAGCACCTTGTATTTTTCCACCAGCAGCATATTGACCACCAGCACCTAACATTTGATTAGGTTGTCCAGCCATAGTTAAAGCGTTAGACACATCCATTGATTGTCTACCTCTTTCTGCATCTAGTATTCCTTGTGATTGTGCT